TTGTTCCCACTGCCCTTCATGGAACGTGGAAGGATTCAACAACTATGCCAGTAATGATGAACGATGTCAAAACAGACACTGGTTATGAACCGAGAGTTTACAAATCCATCCGCAAATATTCTAAAGACAAAAGGTTTCTAGATGACGGCATATTAGATGAGTGTGTCACTGAATACTTAGGAACGCTCAATCGAATGGCGCCTTACCACAATGTTCCACTTCGGAGATTGTTGACGTTTGAGGAAGCGGTGAAAGGAATACCAGGTCTAGAGTATTATGATTCAATACCACGGTCCACTTCAGCAGGTTTTCCCGACTGTCAAAACATCCCACCAGGTTACAAAGGTAAAGAATACTGGTTTGGTAAGGATGATGAATACGATTTGACAAATGAACGAGCTTTGGCTCTAAAGAAATCAGTGGAAGAAACCATTGTGGAGTGTGAAAAGGGACATATACCTTACTTCATTTTTAAGGATTTTCCAAAGGATGAGAGAAAGAAGTTTGACGATGTTATGTTGAAAGGGAAGTTGAGACTTGTTGCAGGAGGTCCACAGGTATTGACTATATTATTTAGAAAATACTTTATGTGCTTCTGCGCTCATTTTCATCAATGTAGATTAAACAATGGATCTGCCGTAGGAATTAATCCCTTCAGTGTTGAGTGGGATCAATTGAAGAAAATTATTGGCTCAAGCGCCAAAGCTATACTGGACACTGATTTCAAAGGTTTCGATACCTGTCATTCAGCACAGCTAATGTTTAAATGCCTTGATATAATTCAATCGTTCTATGGTAGTCGAGAAGGTAGTGAAGATTATATTGTCAGAACTTCTTTATTTTATGTACTTGTTAATTCATATCACATTATAGGAGAGGTTATTTATCAATGGAACGGATCTATGCCATCAGGCAACCCATTGACTGTTATCATAAATACCTTGTGTAATTTGATATTATCACGTTATGTTTACAGAGTTAATTACGGTCCAGGCAGTTTGGACTCCTTTAGATATCATGTATTTGCTGTCGCTTATGGAGACGACTGTCTAACTGGTGTTTCCCCCCATATTCAGGAGGATTATAATCTATTTACACTAGTAGGAATGTATGAAGATTGCGGATATGTTATAACTGATTCATCGAAAGGTGATGAGGCTGCAGTCAAGTACAAGGAAATCACACAAGTTACCTTTTTAAAAAGAATGTTTCGTTATTGCGAAGAATTTTCTAGGTACGTGGCTCCTCTAGAGTTAGATGTGATCTTGGAAATTCCATTTTGGAGAAAGGGAGACAATGATGAGATTACTCAGTGCACCCAGAACATAGAAAACGGATTTAGAGAATTATCATTGCATGGTAAAGAAATCTATAATGA